ATATTATTAATACCTTTAAATAATGTAAAATGCCTTAATTTCTCCCACGCTTCTTTTTGGTCTTCTGTATAAGGTACTATTTCTTCTTCGGCTAGCTCGTATTCTACTCTGATAGGGTTGTTTGATAGCCAAGTTTTTAACTCTGCAACCGTGCTTGCTCTGCTAGTATTTATTCTTAATCTTATATAATTATCTATAATACTTTGAATGGCTTCTTCATCAGTATTCCAAGTGGCTCGATTTATAAATTTATCACAAATTAATATGCTCGCCTTTTTCATATCACTTTTAGCTATAGCGAAATATGAGGTGTTTGTACCAGTTTGGTTTGCAAGCGTATACCAACCTGTTTCTGTCCCATTCAATACAACTTGTTTTCTCTTATGATGTATTCCATCACCTACCAAATAAGAGTTTTTGTATAGCTTTTGTCCTTCTGATAGAGGGAAGTATTCTGTTTGTGATTTGTAGGGTTCGTAGTCTGTTACGACCATGCCTTTTTCTATCATTATCTTCGTCGTAAAGTTGCTATATGTTCCAGCTTTAACAACTAGTCGAGTTGGAACATTTTGTTCTTCTGTTAATGTAAAAGTTGCTTTGTCCCTTATAGCCGTTGCTATTGAACCATTCGCACCTAAATATATATAACAATTGTTTGGTAAACTATTAGTCAAACTAATAATATAAGTTCCCTCACTTAAATATCTTGAGCCTAAATTAACAGATGTATTTGAAGAATATGTGCCATTTATTGTTATTTCATTTCCTGCATATAGATTCTTTCCTACATCTTTTATCTCTAGAGAATTATATGGTACGTAATCTGTTGCTACTGTGCCTTCTTCTAGTTGAAAGGCTGTTACAGAATTTTGAGGACAATCCACTCTTAAACGTACATATCTTGTTTCATTCCATTTTGCAAAGTTATTTATTTGTATTTTGGTATCATATCCTAAAAAGTTTTTATCTTTATCATAATATACAATATATCTAGAACCTGATGTTCCAAGATAACTAAAAATGTATTGTTTTGTATTATTAACGTTAATATGATCTGTTCCATAGCCATTTATATTTGTTACAGTTACTCCTGTTGTTATACTTGGCACCTGTTTCCAATTTATTTCTTTAACTTTATTCTTTCCCTCCAAATTTTCTATTTTGCTTATATAATCTGGGCTAGGACTTGCTCCGTATTGCTCCCAAGATGTATCTGTTTCGCTAGACAACATTATGCTGAAATCTGTTAATATGCACTGTCCTGTTTCTCCATCGTCATATCTGTTTGCATATAGAGCTACATAATTGTCTAGCATTTCTTGCGTTATTTTTTTTGAAGCATTCATTTCCCATATTAGTGATATTCCACTCAAGTAAATAAAATTATTGTATGTATTACCTAAATTTCTATTAAACCTTAATGTCGCTATATCTCCAACCTTAAGCTTTGGACATAATTCGCTTAATTTCTTTGTTGTAGATATATAACCAACTCCACTTGTTACAATTGGCATTGTTATTGTTTTACCGTTATCGCTTACTACAATATTAGTTGAAGAAGGTATTTGACTTGCATCAAAATAGTTCTTCCCACTCCTCGTTGCCTGTTGGCTCTCGCCCTCTAGCATTATATCTATTAATGGTTCCGCAGATGCATCATCTATATATATGTTCTTTCCTTCTGCTGTACCTTCTATTTTTGTTATGTTTTCTACTGATTGCTCTACTGATGATACTTTACTAGTTATTCTTCCTTGTTCTAATTCAATTTTGGTTATTGACGAACTCGTTTCAGTTATAAAGTTAGCCAAACCCTCTATTCTTGCTACAGCCATTGTCCCTGTTGTGATAAATTTAGCATTTATTTGCCCATCCATTGTAATAGCTGTTTCGAAAGGTCCTTCATATCCTTTTGAACTAAATCCTATACCTCCTAATCCAAACCTCCAGACATTTTTAGCCTGTTCTTTCGGAAGTTTATCTAGTATTAAAATTTCATTATCATCTATATAAACATATCCATTTTTATTTAGAGAATTAATCAAATTTGTTTGTTCTTTTATAGTTATCTCTTGTTTTGATACTATTTGTTTAATTGTTTCAATAGTATTTTTTATATTGTTAAATTTTGTTTTGACATCTCTTGTGTAATTTCCAAAAGTCAATGACTTCACTTTTTCAGAAATCAAATCATATTCATACTCTAAAACCTCTGTAAAAATATTTACAAAAGGATGTAAAACTTTTATTGTGTCCCCAATTTCTAAATCATTATTTACATTTGAATTTACTGTATAACTAACTTTAGGAACACAATTTTCTTCTAAATATTTGCTTGCATTGTTTCTTAACTCTAACAATAGATTAGTTTCTGTTTGTTCTTCTGCTTCTAAATCTGTTTGAAAATCTACTATTTTTGTATACGATATTTCGTATTGTGTTTCGCTTTCTAAATATATTTCAGGCAATAAAAGTCCATCATATCCAACTGGTAAAATTTTTGTGCATACATTAGACCAGTCCTCAAAGATCTCAAATCCCTGCATATTTTTACCGTAAACAATAGTTTCGCCATTATCTTTTCCTATGCTTTGTTTAAAACTAATATCCCAGTTGTCTGCTTCAAATACTCCTCCCCATCGTTCTTCAAATACTTGCCAAGATTCTAATAAAGTCTTTCTTATGAAATATGCTGTACTTACGTTTTCAACATTTGAGTCAATAGAAAAAGGACTGGTTTTATCAGTCCTTTCATTGACATATTTTAACCCATTCTGGCCATTTAAATTAGTTGGTCTTACATCTAAAAGTACATATCTTCTACTATCAAACATTACATGTTCAGCTGTGAATTTTATTTTTCTATTCGTATATGTTATGCTATCATTTATTCTGAATGCTTGTGGTTTTAATTTAGATTTTGTTTTTACTACACATAGCTTATCGGCTTCTATATACTCTTTATATTTAATTGGGATTTCTACTTCAATATACCATCCATTTAAAGACTTTTTCTTAATTTCATGACAATGTAAAGGATTAATAATAATGTTTCCTGCTGTTTTAAAATCTGTATCAGTTGCATTAAATATTTTAATCATAGCCATCTGTCCTTTCTTTTTATTTTGACAGTAGCTGAGCCACTATGTATTACGATTGCATTGTTTCCTACTTCTAATTTTGGGTATTTGTATCCTATTTCAAGATTTCTGCTTCTATTAAGGCCTTCGTATACAACTGTTTTTTCTTCACAATCTATTTCTACATAAGTATCATTTTCACTAAACGTATATTTAAACCTAACATCACCTAAAGTTAATTCAATACTATCACTTGAACCTTTTTCAATTCTTATTATAGGTCTGCTTGTTTTATTTCCTTCGTTTTGAACATTATTTGTAACTACTATATAATTATCATCAGCTTTCTCCCAAAATGGAGCTCTGATAAAATTAGTATCAATAATTTTGATTCCTGCTGTCCTTTTTGGTTCTAATTCCGCATAAAATCTTGCTTTCGTTTTTCTTCCTTTATATTCTAACTCTCCCTCACCATCTAGCCACGCAAGGATATCATCAAGTTTGTTAGGATTCAAACATTGCACATAAATAGGTCTTTCAATATAAGAATAACCTAATTCATCAAAAATAGCACCATCTCTTCCTTCTATTTCTGTAACTTCATATTTCTGTGAAGCTTTAGCCAAGAAATGTTCTTCTTCTTCAATTACAACTTGCATATCTGTATTTGATATTCCTTTAAATTTAAACATTATAGCACCTCGTATAATTCATTTTTAATTATCCTTGCAAAACCATCTTCATCTAATGTTAATTTACAAGAATTTAACGCTTTAATGAAAGCAGAATACAATATATTAAATAATTTATTATAGTCTATATTCGCACTAAGATCTCCAGTACGTTTGAATTTAAGATTAACATCAGAATTAATTGAATCCAGAGAATCCAATACATGCTCAGCTACTTTATCCGTTTGCTTGTACAAATTACTTTCTTCTGTTTCTATTCCTTTTTCCATTCCGCTTCATCACATTTTTAAATATTGCTCTTGTTTTCCTTGACGGAGAATGAATATCAAAAGCTTTTCTTAATCGGTTCAATATTCCATCTGCAATTCCTTTCGCTTTTGCAAATAATGATGGTTCCTCATCTTTCATACCATTTAGCATACCTTCCATAGTTCGCTTCATTACTTTTTTAGTATCATCTGGCATGTTATCATAACTGTCCATGATAAAATTAACCATTTTTTGAGTTTCATCACTAATTTTTCCACCATACATTTCTGTCTGTGCCACTTGCTCCAACCAAACACCAAGTTCTTTTGCCTGCTCTTCAGACATATTCTTGTACATTTCTTCCCAAATCTTTTTTTGGTTTTCGTAATGTTTCCATGCTTCACTTTCTTTACTTTTTTTTATTCCTAATATTTTATTAAAATTTCCATCTTCAATATTTTGAATCACATCGTTATGTCTATTGCTTTCTTCTTCTATCTTTTTATTGTATTCCTGTAATTTAGTATAAAACCCATCATTTTGACTTGCTCTTTCTAAATATCCATTTGCATATGCTTCACTAATCTTTGCTACTTCTTCATTTGCTACATCTATTTTTGCTTGTTTTTGTGCCATTATATTATTATATTCAGTAGCATAAGCCTCATTTTGCATTGTTGCATGTTCTCCATATTTTTGATTTAATAAAGCAACTTCTTCTATTGTTCCTTGCTCTATAAGTTGTTTTGTTTGTTCTGACTGTTTTTGTGCTGTTGCAATCCATTCTTGTGATTGTACTTTGTACTCATCTAAACTGCCTTGAAAAGTTTCTGCATTTGTTACTGCTTGTTGAGTTATAGCTCCTGCAATTTGTTGTTGAATTTGTATCTCTCTGTCCTTTAGCTCTCTCAATTTTTTAAAATATTCATCTAATTGAGTTATTTCTTTTTGTGTATACCCTCTACGTTCATCTGATGCAGTTTTGCAAATATCAGTTATTCCTTTTTGCACTTCATCCATTTGCGTTTGTAATTTTTGTTGTTCTTCATTAGTTGCAAACATCGTTGTATTAAAACTTTCTAAATATCCCTCCGCACTCTTTAAACCATTATAAAAATCTGATACCCCTTCGCTCATATTTTCGAAAGCTTCCTTAGTTTTCTTTTGACTTTCATTAACAGCAATAGCAATTCCCGCAACAGCTAGTCCTATTGCTGTACATGCTAATCCCACTGGGCTCGTTACTACAGTAAACACTTTTGCCAATCCATTAACTGCTTCAGATGTAGATGTTATTTTGCCTCTTGCTACTCCTATTACTTGAGTAAAAGTTCCTATTCCTTTTACTGTTCCGCCTATTGCTAATGTTACTTTTCCAATTATCGCAACCAAAGGTCCTATTGCCGCAACAATAAGTCCTATTTTTACTATCATATTCACTTGCTTATCTGACAATGTACTAAACTTATCAATCCATTTTCCAAGTCCTTCTATTACTTTTTCAATACTTGGCATTAGTTTGTTTCCGAGAGTAATAGCCATATCTTTTAATTTATTAATTGCTATTTTTATTTTACTTTTTAGAGTATCATATCTTTTATTTGCTTCATTTGTTAATGCTGTATTATTCTTCCATGCTTGTGTTCCTGTATTTATTGCATCATTAAACAGGGTCCCAGCATTTGCTGCACGCAACAAAGAATCTCTTAATCTAACTTCAGTTAGCCCCATTTCAGAAAGCATTGTAATTGCGCTTTCGCCTTTGTTTTTAGCATCTCCTAAGCCTTTAATGAACTCTGATAGTGCACCTGCAGCATCTTCTTTCCATGCTTTTTTAAATTGCTCTGTTGTCATTCCTGAAACTTTTGCAAAGTCTTCAAGATTTGTTCCTGCTGTTATCAATTGTTTTAATTCTGTGCTTGTCATCCCAATACTTTGTGACAATTCTTTAAAGCCCATCGAATCATTTGCAGACATCAATTCTAATTCTCTTAATGTCATTCCTGTCTTTTTTAGTACTGTATCTAACTTTTTGCCACCTTGTTCAACAGCATTTTGCATTTTTACCATTGCCTTAGAAATTGCTGAACCACCCATCTCTGCTTCTATTCCAACTGAACTCAATGCTGTTGCCAACCCTAAAATTTCCGCTTCTGAGAAACCAACTTGTTTTCCTGCACCTGCTAACCTCATGGCCATACTTACAATATCCGCTTCTGTTGTTGCATATTTGTTACCCAAATCAACAATTGTTGATCCTAATTTGTCAAAGTCTTTTTGTGACATTTGAGTTATATTTGCGAATTTTGCAAGCTGTGAAGCAGCCTCATCAGCAGTAAGATTTGTGGAATTTCCTAGATCTATCATTGCTTTTGAAAAATCTAATATGTTTTCTGTCTTTATTCCTAACTGTCCTGCCGCTTCTGCTACTGCTGATATTTCTGTTGTAGAAGAAGGTATTTCTTTTGCCATGTCCCTAATGCCCTGTTTTAACTCTTCCATCTGTTCTTTCGTTCCATCAACTGTCTTTTCTACTCCTGCAAAAGCATCTTCAAAATCTATTGCACTCTTAGCACTTAAAGTTAAGGCTGATATACTTGCAGCAGAAAACGCAGACAACCTCTTGCCTGCGTTTTCTATTTTCTTTCCTGATTTTTCAATTTTTTCTCCCCATTCTTCAAGTTTTTTACCTGTATTTGTAAGTTGTGTTTGAACATCTTTTAATTTACTCTCATAATTTTTTAGTTTAATTTCTGCATTAGTTAATTCATTTTGTTTCTTTTTTATAGCTGTTGTATTTTTATTTTCTGCATTTTCTAAATCAGCTAATTGCATTTTTAAAACATTTACTTTATCTGACTGAATCTCATAAGCATTTGTTAAATATTCTTGTTGTGCTTTTAATTTCTCTGTTGATTTAGTAGAATTATCCCATTGTGATTGTGTTAGCTTAAATTGATTATAATTCTTGTTCATTTCTATATTTATATCTTGAAGAGTTTTCTTAAAATCTTTTGCTCCTTCTTCTGTAAATATAAGCCCTACTCTTTTTAAATCATTACTTCCCACTTTTTTTCACCTCTTTTTAAGCATAATAAAAGCACCAGAGTAAATCTGATGCTAAATAAAAAAATACCTGCATTTGCAAATGTTTTTTATTAATATATTTTATTATTTCCAATTTGTAGTGATATCAAATCATATTCTTCATATGTTTCATCTACAAATTCTATAATCATCCAGAACTTTTCGCCATTTACCTTTCCTTCTATTTTATATCTTAATCCTGTTTTTATAAATTCGTAATCTCCTTTATAACTTGAATAGTCTGGTTTATATAAATTATCTTCTAAGACCATTTGAGCATAAGTCATTAATTCTATTCCGTCTGGTTCTTTACTTGCATTATTTTCTTTACTATTAGAGCCAAATATGCAAAAGTATAATACAATGCAAATTATAATAAATGCAATAAATCCTATTATCTTGTATTTAGATTCTATATTATTATTATTCATCCTTGTTCATCTCCTAGTGGCAAACTTTACAAGCTGTTCAACCTTCTGCAAAAGCTTACTTCATTATTGTTTGATACTCATTGTTTTTTAATATTCTACTTGTTGTCTAATTTACCATTTATACTATCTAGCAAATCGATTATATCTGAAAAGCCTTTTATAAATGCAAACAGTACAATTCCACTAAATAAAAATGTAAATCCTGTAATTATCTTTTCATTGCTCCAATTCACAAAAGCAATTATTATACAACAAATTAATTGAAAAGCATTTATAAATCTTAAAGCAACTGTTTTATAGCCACTTTCGTAGTTCTCTTTTTTTATGTTTTTTTCTTTTTGATAAATTTTAAAATCCAATCCACAGTATGGACATTTTTCGTCTAGTTCACTCACTTTTTTATTACATTTTGGGCATTCCATAATATCACCTTCCTTATTACATTTTACCTTTTGTAGCAAAATATTACAAGAAAAATGTGTCGCAATTTTCGACATTTTTCTACAAACGATGTTTAGAATTATTTATATTACTTGTTTTAGAAACTTCTGGTGTGTTTTTTATCACAAAATCAACTATTGGCTCTACATCTTCTAATTTCACAAGTCTCACCGCTTGTCTATATGTTAATGGTTCATCATAATTAGATGCTATAATTGAATATAAAATATGATTTGTCGCATACATTGATTTTGTATAACCATTTTTATCTTTATTACCTTGTGCATCTTTTTTTAATTGTTCAATTCCACCTTCATAATCTTCGATATATTCTAATAAAAGTGGTGTTACTTCTAAAGTTAGGTTTTCTCCATTTTTTAATTCTATTTCCATATTTTTCTCCTATATTCTTATATTAAATAATTTTAGAAAAGGCTCTAAATCAATTTTAGAGCCTTGTTTTTTTTAAGTTCCTGGTGTAATTGCTGCAGCTAATCCTGCATCGTCTAAGATTGGCTTTGCAAAGAATAGTTCTTCTGTTAATCCTTCTGGGAATTTTGACATTTCATTGTTTACATATGTTTTTTTATCTCCTAAGTCATTATATGCATAAGCTTTTATAGTTACTGTATCATTTTGCTCTGAAAAGCTCTCTTCTTTTGTTGCGATATCATCTGTATTTTCTACTAATTGGCATTTAGGGTACCAAGCTAATTCAAATTTTCCTTCTAGTTTTTTTACAACTTTTCCAAATGCAAAGAAAGGTCTTGTGGCTGTTCTTCCAGAACGGTTTAATCCTGCTGTACCTATAACATCTCCTCTCATTTTTGCTAAATCTTCTGGGTCAAAAGCAACTACTTCTACTGCCATCTCTATACTTTCGTTTTGATTTACTGTTGTATAGTCTTGTCCTGAAGCTCTAACCACAGCTACCTCAGAGTTTTCTGTAGTTCCTATATTTTTTACTACATTACTTTTTGTGACATTTGCTTCATATGTTGTTGTGAAATTGCTAGAATCATCTGGTGTATTGAATGCATAGTATAATGCACCTACTGTTTCTTTTACCATAGGCTTTTTTGTATTAATTGCCATTTTAAAATCCTCCTTTTAATAAAAAATTACCAAGCTTTTATTCCTAACTTGGTAAGCATTTTTTTATAATACTTTTCTTTGTTTCTATCCCATACTGGGAATAGATGTTCTTGAGCATTCATTTTTACACTTCCATGCTCAAGTATTGGGCCATAATATTTGCCCCATCCTGCCTCTACTTCTTTGTTTTTCTTTTTATATGCAAAGCACTTAATTAAGTGTGTGTAGCCTGATTTTCTAATTTTTGAAATTGGTTTAGGAAGTTTTAACAAATCACCAACAAATTCTTTAGCACCTGTCTCTAATACATCTACTGCATTGTCTGCACCATCTATATATTTTTTCAAAATTTCAGACATTGCCTCAAATCCACTATATCCGTAAACTTCATTAGACATTTTCTAATACCTCTAGTGAGAAAAATGAATGCCAACGCCTTGTTTCTGGATCATATTCGTGTTGTATCGCAGGAAATAGCTCTATATCATTCAATAAATGTTTTAGTTCCAAAAGTTTCGTATGTCTTGGTCTGTCAGCTATTATAGAAATCTGATAAGTAACTACAGTGTTATAATCCTTTCCACTTGACGTTTGGTCTTCCCAATAATAATCCCAAAAACAAACTCTAACTTCGTCTTCCATAATTTCATCGGTCGGCGTTCCTTCTTTTATAGGTATCTTTAATTTTTCTAGTAATTCAACTAATTCTTTTTTTGTCATAAATCTTCCTCCAATTTTACTCTTGGATATTCCTCAAGTGTTAAATCTGTCTGCTTAAATCCATCATTATTAGTAAAATGATAAGCATTAAAAACTTTGTGATATTCATTGCCTATTTTTACAACATTTAAAGAGGTTATTTCTTTCATTTGAGGTATTCTAATTTTCAAAGAGAGCTTTCTTTTTCTTTCTTCGCTTTCAAAACGAAGTTTGTCTGATATTGATAATTCTTCAAACCATACTTCCTTTTTCATATTTTTTAAATATTCAACAGGATAAGTATTTTGGGTTTGTTTTATAGCAAAGAGCTTAAGTTTTCCATCATTATATGTCGGAAGGCTTGTAATATTTTGCTTGTAAGTCAGCATAATCTCCTGCGTATAACTGTTTAAATTCAGCAATTCTGCCAAATCTTCTATACATTGCATAATTCTTTAACAAGCCTCTTGCTGTTAAGTCTGCATCATAATCAATTTTAGCTCCAGATTTGCTATTAATATCAAATTCAGCTTCTTTTATTAGCTTTTCTATAACCTCATCTTCTTCATTTGGCGAAACATGTTGCTCTGATCTAATTTCCTTAATTAATTTTTCAATCTGTGTATTGTTCATTATACACCTCTCTATTCTTCTATTTTGGGGCAGATTCCTCTTCAATTTCTTCAATTAGAATTTTGCCTATTTTATTTTTCGTAGTTGTCAATTCTTTAATTCTTTTTTGAGGTATGTCTTCAAGTTTAATATCTTTTCTAGGATAAATGTCATTCACCTTATAAATATGGTCATTGTCTTTTAGATCTTTAAATTTCTCAATTACTTTATAAACCATCTTTTTATTCCTCCTATTTATATTCAGGAGCTTATATCTAAGCTCCTGCTGTTTCAGTATTTGTTGTTACTGTTCCCTTTACACTTGTTTCTACAGTTCCAATAACTTTTACAGGAGCAACATATTCCTCCAATTTTGTTACATCAAAAACAAAAGCTGTGTTATCATCTGTTGCCCTACCATTTGCATATCCTTTTCCTATAACAACATCAGCATCATCTAGTGCTTTTACTTCTTCATAATTTTTTATTCCAAAATTTGATAATCCCATTGTATATTTTTTAGGAATTACTAAAGCTGCTTTTCCTTCTGGATTATTGGCAGAGCTTTTAACAACAAGGTTTTTGTATGAGCTTATCATTCTTCCTTCAGCATCATATATTGCAGGTGCAACATAATCTGCTTCATCATTTGGATGGCAAATTAAAACTAATTTATCAAATGTCCTTTTACCATTTCTTGATAAGTATTTTTTTGCAGCTGCTAGTCCCTTTGGAGTAAAGTTAGTTAATGTTGTATTAACTGTTTTATCTTTTTGTGTTTTATCTGAATTTGTTGCAGAAATTTGTTTATAAATTCCTATAGGTTGTTTAACCCCATTTCCTTGTAAATATCCATATTCTAATCCATCATTTAAAGCTTCTTTTAGTATAGCTGTAAAATATTTATCTACAAATGGCAACGATAAGTCGCTGATTCCTTTTGGTATTACTAAATAAACTGAAAGTTTATTTACATCCATATTTAATGTTTCAAACTCTGCACTTAATTCTCCAGTAATGCTGTCAGTTAATGCACCCCATGCATAAGTACCACTTTTTTCTGCTACGATCCATTTTTTAACATCTGCTGGAGTAAAGTTTACGTCTGATAGTATTCCGCTATCTTTTTTAACGTCTTCCATTGTCACATCAATAATTGAAGTTGGAAGTATATCAATTTGATTTGCTGTTATTGCTTGTTTTACATCTTTTAAAGCTGTATAAAAATCTTTTTCTTCTTTTGATAATTTTCTTAAGCCTAATGTTTTTGCATAATTAGCATCACTTTCTGCTTTGTTTGCTTGTTCTTGAATTTCTGATATTAAATCTTCATATTGAACTGACACAATTTTGTCCATAGCTTCAATAACTGCTTGTGATTTGTCCTCTGTTTCTTGAAGAATTTTTAAAGCATCTTCTCTAGCTTGTTTCATTTTTGTTTCATTAATTTTCATAATTTTTTACCTACCTTTTTTTAATTTTTTGTATTAAAAAAAGATGCCCATGCATCTTCTTTAATCGGTTTTTCTTGATGTGTATCTAATAGCTCTTTAGTTTTTTCGCCTTCTTTAGTTAGGCTTTGAACTATGCTATTAGCAACATTTTCTGATATTTCTTTTATTGTTTCTTCATTAAGTTCAACTTTTTGTTTTTTATCTTGTTTCTTTATTTTATTAACAAGATTGAATATAGCTTTATTAGCATATTGATTAATGGTATTATCTTCTTCTGTTTCTATTAATTCATCTGCAAATCCCTTATCTAAACATTCTTGGGCTGTCAAATAAGTTTCATCAGACAATAATTTTTCTAGTTCTTCTTCTGTAATTTTAATTTTAGACAAATATGCTGCTTTATAAGCCTCTTTAACTTTGTCCATATCATCTGCAGTTTTTCTTAATTCCTCTGCATTTCCTAGAACACAAGTCCAGCAATTATGTATCATCATTAATGATGTTTTTGGCATATATACTTTATTTCCAGCCATAGCAATAATAGATGCTGATGAAGCAGCAATTCCATCTATATATACATTAATTTGTGATTTTAAGCTCTTTAATAAATTATAAATTGCTAAAGCTTGAAATGTTTCCCCTCCACAAGAATTTATATGAACATTTAATTCTGACATTTCTCCCAGTTCCTCAAGTTCTTTTTTAAACCCCCAAGCCGAAACATCATTTTCAAACCATTCATAAGATGTTATATCTCCATAAATATAAACACTTGCACTATTCTCGCTTTCTTTTTTAAAACTGTAAAATTTATTCTTCACTTCCTGCACCTCCCTTCACATTTTCATAATTTTTTGTAAGGGCGTGTTCATTTGCCCACTCCTCATCTATATAAGGTAATCTTAAAAACTTATTTATTTCATTTCTGCTAAATTTATTTGCTGTCAGTTTATCAATGCCAGTTCCGCAATCTAAAACATCTCTATGAGAAATTGTACTTCTGTTAAATTTTACATATTCACCTTTTAAATAACTTTGTTTTCCTACGAGAGATATGTTAAAACCATCTTCTATTAGTTCATAATACAAATCCACTGCAAAAGTTATAAAATTATTCGTGCCATTTGATTTGTCTGTAAAATCGCCAAAAAAAACATCTAATGGAATTTTCCATTTTTGAGCTACTGTTTTGCTTATTCTCAAAAATGTATTTTCAAAATCCGTTAGATTTTTCTGGTTGTTTCCATTCAGATTTGTTAAATCGAACATTTCAGATAGCAATACCACTGCATCGTCTTCTTTAAATAATCCATCTGTTATTCTTTCTTTATAGTCTTTCAAATCTAATTGTTGTCCAGTTTCTGCATCCATTAACATTGGTTGTCCACCAGGTTTTTTCAGTTTCCATTTTCCTGTATTTGCTTTTATAAAGCTGCCTTGTGCTGCTTTCAGTATTTTTCCTGTATTTCGTTTAAAATCTTCACCTGCTGTTTTTAGCAAATTATTATTTAAGCAAAAATAAATAGTGTTATCTGTTGTGTATTTCTTTGTAACACTTATAGAATTTCCTTCTGTATCTGATATCATTATGTCTGTAAATACTTTTTCTTTTAAAACTTTATCGCTAATGTTAAATTCATCTGCAACATATAAATACTCATTGTTAGAGCCATTTATCAAAACAAGTGCTGAACCATCAATTAACAATTTGCAAACTAATTTATATAAAAAACTCGTTCCATTTTCATTAAAATTAGGCTGTATATTTAATGTCCAATACAAATTCCCTCTGTTTTCTTCAATTTTATTTTTTTTCATTTCAAAAGTTTGTATTTCTGTTTTAGCAATAGTGCTTGCTATTAAATCTATTGCATGAGCCTCTGCTATTGTATATATATAATTTTCTAAATCGTTTTTTCCAAACAGTACTTCTAATATATTTACATATTCTCCTTTGTCATTCTTAAATATTTTATCTAGAAACATTACTTCACCACCTAAACATAAATAATTTCTTCATCTAAAAGTTCCTGAACACTCATTGCTGCTACAAAAGCCATAAAAGGATCATTCTTCCTTAATTTTGGCTCTATTTTTTCATATTTTTTGTTTCCATCTTTTCCTGTTTTTACACAAGTATTATTTATTGCCCATCTCATAATTGAGCTATTTCCTATATTTACTTTACCTTCTGCAAATGCAACTTCAATGCGGGGAGCAACTATTGCTGCAATACTTGCAGGATATCTTATCATTCTTACCAATCCATAAGGATTATCTTTTGTTTCAACTGATACTCCCATTTCTTTAAAAATTTGTTCTAATAATTTGTATCTATATGTATCTAATACAATTTTTTTAACATTATATTTACTCATTTCTGATAAAATCCACATTATCATTTCTCTTGCATCTATACTTTCTTTGTTTGTTATTTCAAAATCATTAAATCCATCCTGTCCAATATTTTGGAAAGGAAATTTAATATCATTATAGAATTTATTTTTAGAACAAATCCAAGTTCTTTGTCTCCAAATATATTCTCCATCTCTTTTAAATAGAAAGCCTGCACTTGCAAAGTCATTTAATGATGCAAAGTCAATTCCTACTATTGCTGTTCTTCCTTTTATTTCTCCTGTTGGTCTTTCAATTTCTTTTTCCTCATCAATATAAGATGCTTTCAAAATTAGCTCCCACTCAACAACAGTTTCTTCATTATCTTGTTGTGGCAAATTCATCCTTTTCGAATAAAATTCTACTCTGTATGATTTTTGCTTTTGCATTTTCAAATAATCTTTAATAATTTCATGTTCTAAGACAGGCATAAATCTTAAACTAGGATTAGCTTGGACCCAAGCAGTTATATCTATATCTTCTTTCTGTCCAGTTTCTAAAAATTTTTTCATTGGTTCATCAACTGTTTTCTTGTCCCTTATTTTGTATATAATTGGTAATAATCCTAAAAAATTTTGTTCACCATTTAATACATTGTTTGCTAAAGCTATTTTTTCATCAAGTGGGCCTTCCCTTACCTGTCCATTTGTTGTAATTGTAACGGTTCTTGCATGTTTAATTTTTCCTAATCCAGAGCTGTATACATTAATTTGTTTATAATCTTCATACGCATGATATTCGTTAAATATAATCATTCCTGTTTGTTTACCATCTTTTGTCTTAGCATTTGCTGTGTTGTATCTTAATGTAGAATGAGTTATTTTATTAATTACTTCTGTCTTGTTCCAATAGAAGTATTTTCTCATTGTTTCTTTATTGTCTTCTAACATGTTGTAAACAACATTAAATGAATTTAAAGCCTGTTCTTCTGACGTTGCGACAATATCAATGTGATAATTCTTAATTCCATAATAATGAGTCTGCAAAAAGTTTGCTAATGGCATTATCATTCCATCTTTTCCATTTCCTCTAGCCATTAATATTAAGATGTCTGGAAAGATAACTATATCCAAATTGTTCTTGTCATACATAAAAAATAAAGCATAAGCAAATTTTTGATAAGGAAATAATTTATAATACCATTTTTCACAATATAGTATTGCTTTTTTGAAAGTTTCTTCATCAAAAAAAACATCATCTCTCGACAATGTTGGCTTTACAATATTTTTAATTAACAATTTAATTTCATCATCTGTTTCATTTGGATTATCTTCAACAAATTTTATATATTCATTTATTTCTTTACAGTAGATCATCTCCTCCACCTTCTTTCGGTGTTTGTGATGGAGCTTTTAAATCTAAATCTTGTAAAATTTTAAGTTGCTGGCCATTTACTTTCAGAATATCTAAAACATTGTCATTTTTCTTCTCAGTTACGAATCCATTTCCAGTCATAACCTCTATTCGGAGCCCATTCTTATTAATATCTGCTTGCATTTTTCTTTTTAACTTCTCAAAGTTTATATAGTCCTCAACCAAACTTTCAAAATGTTTTCCAAATTTGTTTTGTTCTATTAATTGATTTAATAAATCTTCTCTTATTTGTTTTATTTCATCATTCTCCTTAGTGTTCGCCATATTATACCCCCTTTCACGTGATATAATTTAAAAAATTAAACAGTTTTGACCACACACCCGCTCTCCTTAAGCTCGTTTTAGTCCGAGATTTTGATGGGGGTGTTCCGCTTCTAAATTTCTTTATATTTATATTCTATCTTTGATTGTATTGGTTTCCCATCTGCATATTGGGTTGTTGATATGATTTCTATTATATCCATATCCATCACTTCATCTTCTATTGTATCTAATGTTACTTCTTCACTATCTTTCCTCCTCTTTTTCATTTATACTTAAACATAATAATCCATCTATTATTTCTATCTTGTAAGTATGGTCTAAGTGTTGTATTTGTTTTCCTTGTGTAAATGTATTGTCAAATAATCCTAAACTTTGTAATATCATATTACATTCTTTTTGAGGTATATTAGATAATAACATTATTGTATTTTGCATAATTGTTATAACTTTAATTACATGACTTATTTGTGCATCAACTTTAAAACTATTTCTTGCCAAGCAATTAAAGAATATTTTCATTGCTACTACTATTTCTTCATCATCTAACAAATAACTTGCAGATATTCCGTTGCCAAAGCTAATTACTCCAGCTCTTTCTTTATTGCCATTTATGTCTGTTGCTTCGGTTTCTTCTTTTAGTTCCGCTTCTATTTCATTAATCTTATATGCCTGCATTAAATGTTCTAGCTTCATAGTTACCACCTTTCTTGCGTAATTCTTTTTCTTTTTCTATATTTAAATCTATTTCTATCTTCTATAATCTCATGTGCTTCAAAACTTAAACTTACCATATTATTAATATCTAATGCTAAATCAGGTCTTTGTTTAATTGGTATAATATGATGTACTATTTCTGCTTTTATTATTTTGATTTTATTTGGAAAATGTTTGCCATCATTCCATTTACCTAAAAAAAATTGACATTTCCCTTTATCTCTTTCTAGAACTTTTTCTCTCGCTATATCAAAGTCTGTAGAATTATAAAACTTATCTGTATTTCCTCTTGCTATTTCAAATTCCCAATTATAAGATTTCCTTTTTTTTCTTCTTTTTTTCATTTTTCTTCTTAAAACACTTATTGTAAAATCTGCACATCTTGCATTGTGTTCTTATACACCTTTCCAAATTCATTACTTCTCCACTATAATAGAAAAATAGAGCCAAATATTTAATATTCAGCTCCGCAAAAGTTTATATTTATTTTTCTTGATATTAATATTATAGCACGTTTTTTTAGCAAAAAAGGTCAAAAAAAGGTCACTTTTTTTATAATAAAAAAAAGAGAGTAGGTTTCTTTATTTTACCCACTCTCAGTCTCTATTATAGAAGTAATAGATACGTGCTATTTATATTATAACAAATATTTTTATATTAATCAAGTTCTTCTATCTTTATTTTCAAAGCTTCTTGTAATACTTGTGAGAAGTTTATATTTTTCTTTTCCGCTTCAACATTTAGCCACTCTGGAATACTTAATGTCTTTTTTATTGCTTTATTGCTATGCTTTTTATAATACTCCTCCATATCTATATCTATTAATGCTATAAATTCATCTTCATTTAATTTTACCTTATTTAATTCTTGTGTAGCTATAGGATAATCTTTACAGTCTTCCAGATATAATCCCATTGCTTCTTGAGCCATACTAAACGCTTCTTCTATACTTTTCCCAAAAGTACTACAACCCTTCAAATCAATAAAATCAATTAAATAACAATTTTCAGTTTTATCAAATTTAAAAATAGCAGGATAAACTTTCTTTTTCATTCTCAACCACCTTCTTCATTTTAGAAAGGAGTGCATGCCCCAAAAACAAAATACTATGTATATGGAAGGGCTTATTTCAGCCCTGTCCTTTTCAAGATTGTATTTACTGTTCCGATTGGTATATCTTTTCTATGTACTGGTATTATTTCAACTTGTTGTCCGTTTTTTCATTTTTAAGTGAGAACCGATTTTGAGAAACTTTATACCAACCGTTGTCTTCTAACAATCTTATCAGTTCTCTTGCACGCATCTATTTTCCTCCCTTCTGTATATAATTATACTACGTATTATTACGTATGTCAATGATTTTATTAAAAAAATTTTAACTTACAACCATTATGGATGTAAGTTTGGTGTTACTTTTTTTAATTCTTCGTGTACTGTATAAATTAGTTTTCTCTTCCTTCGCTTATACGTTTCTTCGCTTATGTGTAACTTATCTATAACATCCCATTTATTATCATTTCCGCTTCAAAAACTCCTCTTCAAAAATCTTATTTGCTAAATTATCAACAAGTTGTAATGATTGTACCACTGCTTTATATTCTTTTGTGCATTTCTGTAATTTTTTATCTTCTTGCAAAAGTATAACACTGTTTAATACCTTATCTGTTACTTTATATAGTGCTTTTGGCATGCCATCAAGTACTGACGAGTTTAGTTCCATTATGTCCAATTTAATATTCATTATTGTTATGCAATTGTAATTGTATCTTTTTAAACAACTCTTTGCTTCTCTGTAATCTTCTTTACTTAATTTCATTTGTACCTCCTCACATTAATTTTCTAATATCTTCTTTTTTCACTGCTATAAAGAAATTTCCTAAATTAAAGCTTATTACCTCGTCTTCGTCTATAACACTGAATTTCTTCTTTATTACAGTATCGTTCTTAATTATTACCATTTCTATCGTATCTTCTGTTCCCATAGATTACCCCCCTTTATTTGATTTCTTTTGCTCTATTTTCAAAATATTGTTTGATACAGTCTTTGCAATCTAATTCTCCTGAATTTGTGTCACAATTTACTTTTTTGCATATATCTTCGTCAATATCTAAATTCATAATATAATAAGTCATTTGTTCTATTATTTTATCTTTTTCTTCTATTGCATTATTATATAAACTAAAAAAATTAAATAATATTTCATAACTAAAGTAATCCCAATTAGCTTTTGCATTATACATTAATGATTTAAAAATTTTTATTTTTTCTTGTAATAGTTCTTCATTCTCTTTTTTTAGCTCTTTCAGTTCTTCTCTAACATCTTTATATGTTTCTTGATTTTCTTTTCGATTATTTTCTAATTGATTTTTCAACCTAAAATTTTCTTTTATTTCTACTTTTAATTGTTCTGCTGTACTTAAATTTTCTTTTGACATAATTTCAGAATTTTTCTTATATATTTCATTCTCTTTTAATACTCTTTTGTAATCTGATAAAATATGTTCTATTGCTTGGTCTATTTTTCTATTCGTTTTAATTCTATCTTCATATTTCATTAATAACATAGCATACCCATGTGTTCTTAATTCTTCTAATATTTCTATTTCTTCTTCTATACTATTTTTATTCATTGCTTATTCTTTACCTCCATATAATCCGCTTTCCTACATGAAATCCTGCTAATATTAAAAGCATTGATGAAATACTTATATTCGCTTTTATTAAACATGTTCCAATAATCGCTTCTATAAATGCAACAATAATTTCAAATAAATTAATCTCTTTCATTAATTCTCTTATTTTTTCTTTCACTTAAAACACCTCCTAATTATTATTTATAATTACATATCCTAGTTCTCTTAATCTGTTACAAATTGGTTTGAACGTATTATCTGTATCGTCCCAACTTTTTAATTGTATTACTTTCCAAATTTCAATTTGATTAAATCTTTTATCTGTTATTTTGTCTAATATTATTTGTACTGCTCTTTCTTTATTACTTATAACTCTCCTGTCTGGGTAATCTTCATCTTCTTCTGTAAATATTTCTATATACAAATGTTGTAATTTTGCTATATCTTTTAACTTTATTTTAATTTCATCTGCTGTTTTTTCTTTCACTATATATCACTCCTCTCACCATTTTAAATACATACAATTGCAATCTTCCATAGTAGCATAATAAACATTATCATCTAATATCCTTCTCAAAAGAATATCTAAATCATCAACTATTAAACCTTTTCTATTACCTATTACTTTTTTTCTTACTTCTGTTGCTAATATTGGTTCTGGCATTACCCCTTTTACGTCTATTTCTCTAGCTGTTTGTTCTATTTGCTTTTTATGTTCATAACTCCAACATACGATTGGCATTTGTTTTTCTATAGATAATTTAATTGCCTTTATTGTTTTTCCATTTCCTCTACCACCATAATATATTTTCATATCTTATTACTCCTTTACTTTAGATTGTTGTTAGTTACTCTATGTAGTGGTTTTATACTTAAATCATTAATTGCTAAATTGTTATATGCTAAGCATCCACACACATGCACCCATATCCATATTTTTCCCACATCTATAACTTCACATTTAAGTGATATTTTTGAATTGTTTGCTCCAGTTGTATTCCAATATAATATTCTACCAACTTCTATGTCTTTTTTTAACATATCTATTCTCCTCCTAATAATTCGCTATCTTCGTAGATGTTTCCAATTACTTCTGTAAATTTTTCTAAAAGATGAACTCTTCCATAAAATCTATCCATATTCATAACATCAACAATAAATCCATTGTATTCATAAATAACTTTTCCAATATCTATTCCTATGCTTCCTGTTTTTTTTACTATATCTCCCTCGTATATTTCTTTTCCGTTTTTATCGTGTAGTCCTGTAAATTGCATAAATTCATATTCTTCATAATATTTTGAATTTAAAATTTCATTTACCATTCCAACATTACTGTTACGACAACCATCCCAATATCCATATGTATCATCTTCATTGTTGTATACCATTATGTTTTTTTCTTTGTTCCAAGCTCTAAATTTTATTTCTCTATTCATCTTCTCCTCCTACTTTTTTAATTCTTTAATTGTTTTTACTCTAAAATCGTCTATTCTCTTGCTTAGTTTATTTAAATTAATTATTCTTGTTTTCCTAAAAATTCGTGCTAACAAATTCTGTTGTTTTTCAGTTATAAATACAATAAATTCAAGTATATTATCATATATAATGGCTATTCCTCGTAACATCAAATAAGGTAAATTTAAAATAATTTCTAAAATATAAAACATTTCGTATAATATTACATTTTTCAGTCCTATTTTTTTTATACATTCTTTATATTTCATCTTCTCCTCCTACTCTAGTAAAACCACATATTTACTCTATGTTTATAACAATATTTAAACATTTTTAGCCATAATTCATGCATTGTAGTTTCTTCATCATAAAAAGTTTCTTCTACATCTAAATTCTTCAATTCATTATAGATTTCTTTACATTCTTTAGGTGTAAATTTCCCATCACAATCACTATGCCATAAGAACTTATTCATAGGAGCATTTTCATCTAAAAGAAATTCATTCCATTGCTTTTCGTCTTCTTCTGTAAATTTATAACCATAATGTTTATAAGGTTTTTCATAAATTTCTCCTATTGCTTTATTAAATGCTTTTGCCACTTTTATTCTATAATTTGCAAATCTTATATAACTTCCATGATATGTATCCTCTCGACTTAATCCTTTAATATGTATATCTAATCCCATTCTTCTCCTCCTACTTTATAGCAATTAGCCTCAAACTGTTCATGTGTTAGTATTTCTAATACTTCATAGTTTTTATCATTCTTTATTCTTTGTAACATTTCTTCATCTGATATATCTACAATCCCTTCAACATAGCCTTTTGTTTCTAATGTCGTTGAAATATTATTTATTCTATATTTAATAACATCTTTTACTTCTATTAAGTCTATTGGTTGTTTGTTGTGGTTTGCTATATAATCCATATTAAACCATAATGATTGTTGTTTTAAATATACTGTATTTTCTATCATTCCATATAAAGCATCCACTTTATCTATAACTCCATTTTTAGTTCTCACATAATCTCCGCACTTCTATCTCACTCATACTTCTTCTCTCTCCTTTCTTAACATATACACAGTGTCCTTTAGCGATTCTATTTCTATGTCTTTATTCTTTAATTCCTCTGACTTATCCCCTGCTAATATTCCACATACATACCCTATCATGAAACATA